AGTTAGTGCCTCAAACGAGGAACTTGAAGAATATAGTTCTAACGTCAAGGGTAGAATTAATGATCTTACCAAACGATTTAGGGAAGAAGAACGTCAAAAAAAGACGGCCATAGAGTTTGCTGAGAATGTTCGTAAAGAAAATGAAAACTTAAAAACTCGTCTTGATAACCTGGATAAAGGGTATATAGAGCAATTCGAGGGTAGAGTTGATTCTCAACTGGATTCTGCAAAGAAAGCTTTAAAAGAAGCCCACGAAGTAGGTGATGTTGATAAAATTGTGGATGCACAAGAAGCTCTTTCACAGCTTTCCTTAGAAAGATCTAGGGTGAATGTAGCTAAAACGCCTCAACAAGAACTCCAACCTGCGGCTCCTCAACAAGCACCACCACAACCTGCGGCTCCTCAACCTCCCGTTCAAGCAGACCCTAAAGCAGAGCAATGGGCCTCTAAAAATGAATGGTTTGGTGAAGATGAGGTTATGACATATGCCGCTTTTGGGGTACATAGACGTTTAATTGAGGATGAAGGCTTTGACCCTACCTCAAATGACTACTACGATGAACTTGACAAAAGGATGAGAAACGAATTTCCTCAGAAATTTGAATCTAATCCTAAGTCTAACGGGGGAAGAAAAGTCGCGTCGGCTGAGTCTTCCAAATCCCGCAATAGAAGTGGACGAAAAACTGTGCGGTTAACCGCCTCACAAGTTGCTATTGCGAAGAGGCTTAATGTGCCACTTGAAGAATATGCAAAATATGTGAGGGACTAACCATGACTACTGAGAACACAACTCGCCAAGAGTCTACGAGAACGCCAAGAGCCAATCAAACTCGTGCAAGGCAAGCACGCAGGGAACCTTGGAAGCCACCGTCCATGTTGGACGCACCACCCCCTCCAGAGGGTTACAAACATCGTTGGATACGGGCCGAAGTTATGGGTTTTGATGACCGTAAAAACGTAGCAGCACGATCTCGTGAGGGATGGGAACTGGTACGTGGTGATGAATATCCTGATTTCGATATTCCGACCATCGAAGATGGTAAGCACGCTGGTGTTATAGGTGTAGGTGGTCTTTTACTTGCAAGAGTTCCGGTTGAGATTGTCGATGAACGCAATGATTATTATCAAGGCATGACTCGCAATCAAATGGCGGCGGTTGATAACGACTTAGCTCGTGAGCAACATCCCGCTATGCCTATTAGCAAACCTGATAGGCAATCTCGTGTAACTTTTGGAGGTCCTGAAAACCAGGACTAGGAGAAGAAAATGGCTAATTCTAATGGAAGCTTTGGTCTTCGTCCCTTGAGCAAACAGGGCGGAGCCGCTAATTCCACTGGTATGACCCAATACTCCGCGTATGAAATTGCAAACGGCAATACCAATAAGTTGTATCATGGCGAGCCTGTGATACCTCTTGCTACTGGCTACATTGACGCTCCTGGAGCGGCTGCTGGTGGAACTGTTGGTTTGCTTGGTGTATTTCAAGGTTGTGAGTATGTATCGAGTACCACTGGAAAAACTGTTTGGAGTAACTACTGGCCCGGTTCTGGGGCAGATTCCAATCACCCGGTAAAAGCGTATGTCAACGATGATCCAATGCAGCTTTATGTAATTGCAACGGATGCTACGTGGACAAGTAAAGCTACGGCTCGTGCCGCAGTTTTTGCTAATGCTAACTTCTCAACTGCTATCACAGGAACAGACGCTACTGGTGTTTCGTTAGGTCGCCTTGCGATCAGTACGATTGCCACCACAGCTGCTCTGCAAATGCGTATAGTGGGTTGGGTCGATGATCCAGAAAATGCTGATTTTTCAGCAGCTGGTATCGGGGCAATTGTACGGTTGAATAACCACTTCAATAGCAACAACGGTGCTATTGCGGCTGGTACTCCTTCAACCACTGGCGTATAGGAGGATTGAAAAATGGCTATTAGTAGAGCCCAACTAGCGAAAGAGCTAGAACCTGGCCTCAATGCCCTTTTCGGTCTTGAGTATGCCAGATACGACAACGAAGCAGCAGAGATCTATGACACTGAATCTTCAGAGCGTGCCTTTGAAGAAGAAGTTATGCTCTCTGGTTTTGGTTCAGCCCCAGTGAAAGCTGAAGGTTCAGCCGTTTCGTTTGATGATGCCCAAGAAGCGTACACCGCAAGGTATACGCATGAGACTATCGCTCTTGCTTTCTCCATTACGGAAGAAGCAATTGAAGATAATCTCTATGACCGTCTAGCTTCGCGCTATACGAAAGCTTTGGCACGTAGCATGGCCAACACCAAACAGGTGAAGGGTGCAGCTACGTTGAATAATGCTTTTGATAGCACGTTTACTGGCGGTGACGGCAAAGAGCTTTGTGCAACGGATCACCCTCTTACGAATAATAATGATCTTCGTAACGAGCCAAGCACAGCATCTGACCTGAACGAAACCAGCCTTGAAAATGCTCTTATCGACATTGCTGCCTTTGTTGATGAGCGTGGACTCAAGGTATCGGTTCGTGGCGAAAAGTTGATTGTACCACCTGCCCTGCAATTTGTTGCAGATAGGTTGCTTGAATCAACCCTTCGTCCGGGAACTGCCGACAACGATGTTAACGCTTCGCGGAACATGGGTATGCTCCCGCAGGGTTATGTCGTTAACCACTATCTGACAGACACGGATGCTTGGTTTATTAAAACTGATGCCCCTCGCGGTTTTGTTCATTTTGAACGGATGGCAATGTCTACTAAGATGGAAGGCGATTTCGATACAGGCAATGTACGATTCAAAGCCCGTGAGCGTTATAGCTACGGTTACTCTGATCCACGTTGTGTGTTCGGTTCACCTGGCGCGTAAAGCGTAAGGGGAGAGGGAAACCTCTCCCCCATGTTTTTCTGGGAATAAATAGCTCTAGCGACTGCCCCAGCAGACTCTTACAAGACGCTAGAACGAAACCTTTGTAAGGAGGAAAGCCAAATGGCTAATACAACCTTTAATGGTCCAGTTAGATCTGAAAATGGTTTTGAACAGATCTCTGTTAATTCTACAACTGGCACCATCACCACCAATCTTGATGTAGATAGTAGTGGTAATATAACCACCACTGGTTACGTTTCTGCGTATGACAATGTAGTCTCGATCACAGACGCTACTTACAGTGTCGAATCAACTCAATCCGGCGCAGTTTTTACTCTTAATCGCGCAGCGGGTATTGTTGTTACGCTACCAACGGCGGCAGCGGGTCTTCACTACACTTTTATCGTAGGAACCACCTTTACTGGTGCGGGTCAAATCAATACTGACAATGCCAGTGATCTTTATTCTGGTTTTGCACAGCTTTTTGATCCAGCAACGGCTGGAGATACCAACACCTTTATTCCTGATGCAAGTGACGATGACACCATTGATCTTGGTTCAGCGGCACAGGGCTGGTTGGTCGGCGGAGTTATCCGTCTAAAAGCAACCACGGCTGCTGTGTGGCATTGCGAAGCCTTCCTCCACGGTGACGGCACTTTAGCCACCCCGTTTGAATAATTAATGTTGGGGGGATTATTCCCCCCAACCTTTTAAAGGAGGATTAAATGGCGGATGCTGTAACTGCTACCACAGTAGAAGATGGTCCTAAAAAGGCTGTTATTTATTGTACAAACACCAGCGACGGAACTGGCGAATCTGCTGTTACAAAAGTAGATGTGTCGGCACTTTCGTCTTTGCAGGACGGAACAGCCTGTACTGGGGTTCGAATTCAAAAAATTGTGTTTACTAATGTTGGTATGGGCGTCAAAATTCTCTGGAACGCTTCTACCAATGTTATTGCGGCTCAACTTCCCGCAGATTATTCTGATACTCTGGAATATTCTGATATTAGTGGTCTTCCAAATGTTGCGGCTTCAGGCGGCAAGACGGGTGACATAAAGTTTACAACCGTGGGGCACAGCAGTGGAGATACTTATTCGATAGTTCTTTATTGCCTGAAGCAGTACTGATCATGGTTGATGATCTTCAAAGAAAGAACGAACTTGATCTAGTAAAGATTCAAGGGGAAATACGGCTTCTTTCTGAGAGGATTGACGTTATAAAGAACAACGACTTACATCACGTTCAAAAATCCTTAGATTTTATAACTAAGATTTTGTGGGGTGTGGGCGTACTAGTAATAGGACAGGTGGCCGTCGCTATAAGATTGTCCATCTCTGGATAGGAATTAAACATGGCAACTTCTGGATCGGTTGATTTTAATCTTAATATGGCCGAAATAGCGGAGGAGGCCTTTGAGAGATGTGGCCTCGAGCTTAGAACAGGTTATGATTCTAAGACGGCCCGTAGGTCTTTAAATCTTCTGTTTGCTGATTGGATCAACAGAGGCCTTAATTTATGGACTGTAGATGAGGTTACACAGACTGTAGCCAATCTTTCATCAACATCTGCTGTTACGTCTTATCCCGTAGGAACCATAACGGCTACGGTAGGAGCTTCTACAAATCTTAGTGTTGGAGAGACTATTACCGGGGGAACCAGTGGTGTAACGGCTTCTGTTATTACAAAGCCAAGCTCAACTACCATAACGGTAACGGTTCCATCTGGAGATTTTACAGCTGGGGAAACCATTACAGGTAGCTCAAGCAGCGCAAGCACGACAATATCTTCAAACCCTACTTTGTTTGATGTTCAAGCTTCTGGAGATATTCTTGAGGCGGTTTTACGTCGAGATAGCGAAGATGTGGCTATAACCAGAATTAGTCGGCAAGAGTACCTTAGTGTTCCTAAGAAAACTACACAGGGACGACCAACTCAGTTTTATGTTGATCGTCAAATTACACCAACAATATCTGTTTGGCCGGCTCCAGAAAACTCTACTGACCAGTTGATTTATTATAGAGTTAAAAAACTTCAGGATGCTGATGCTTCAGTAAACACCCCCGATATACCTTACAGATTTTTACCTTGTATCGTTGCTGGTCTAGCTTACCAAATTGCTCTTAAAAGATCTCCTGATCGTATACAGCTTTTGAAAACAATATATGAAGAAGAGTTTTTTAGAGCCTCTTCAGAAGATATAGAGCACGGCGTTCCTTTGCGGTTGGTTCCAACATACCAATCCATGAGGGTGTAACATGCCGCGATATGCTTCTGGAAAATATGCTGTAGGAATATCAGACAGGTCTGGAAGATCTTACCCTCTTCACGAGATGGTACTAGAATGGAATGGTTTGCTTGTAGGAAGAGACGAGTTTGAAGCAAAACAGCCTCAACTAGATCCAAAGCATCATCGAGCCGACCCTCAAGCTTTAAGAATTAGCCGTCCCGCTAGGGTGGAACCAGCCGTGACGGTTCTTCTTTCTTTTAATGGTTTTAAATCTGGAACAGCCGGAACAGCTGTTATTACAGTTAACGAACCAGGGCATGGGAGAAGCACAGGAGATACGGTTAGATTTAGAGACGTTGAAGATTTTGATGGCTTTACAAGTTCTGTTGTTGAAAATTCAAGTGGATACTCCATAACAAAAGTGACTGATGACACGTTTACGTTTACTGTTAGCGGCGAAACCGCAACAGTAGGAGATGTTAACGGAGGTGGAGGCTTCGCCTCTGCGGGTCCCGTAACAGTGAGTGCATAACATGGCTTTTACCTTTACAACATTAAAAACCGCTATTCAGGATTATACGGACAATGCTGAAAGCACGTTTGTAAGTCAGCTAACTAGATTTATTTTAAACGCCGAAGAACGCATTCTTAAAGAGTGTCAGCTAGAGGATTTTCGCAAGAATGTTACCGGCTCTGCTACGCAATCATCTAAATTTCTTACAAAACCTACGGATTTCTTAGCTCCCTTCTCGTTAAGTGCTCTTAATAGTTCCGCTAACGAATTTCTTGAATACAAGCACATAACTTTTTTACAAGACTACACACCAAACCCCGCTACGACAGGAACACCGATTTACTATGCTAGTTGGGATGAGGACAGTTTCGTTTTAGCACCAACTCCAGACGCTAATTATACGATGGAGCTTCATTACTTTTATCGTCCTCAATCAATAACAGCTTCCAGTGATGGAACAAGTTATTTAGGGACTAATGCGGAGTTATGTCTTTTATACGGCAGTCTTGTAGAGGCTTATACTTTTATGAAAGGTGAACCTGATTTATTGCAGCTTTACAACGCACGATATATGGAATCGTTGCAGTGGCTTAAAAACCTTGGTGAAGCTGAACAAACCCACGATCAATATAGATATGACAGTATAAGAAAGCCGCCTCAATGATAAGTGAAGATTTACACGTCGCTATTGTAGGTCTTGGAAGCACCCAAGGGGCTTTTACTTCGTCTGTTGCAAACGGGAAGTATTTTGACGAGGTGTGGGCTATTAATTCTATGATGGTTCCAATAAAACATGATCGTGTTTTTATGATGGACCCAGCTTCACGTTTTCTTGACACAGAAAATGCCGGACCACAAACAGAAGCTATGCGAAAAGCTTTGGGCAAACATGAAGGTCCTATATATACGTGCACTTTAGATGACCGTGTACCTGGTGCGGTGAAATACCCCCTTGAAGAGATCGTTAAAGATACGGGATTATGCTACTTTAACAACACAGTTCCTTACGCCATAGCTTTTGCTATTTACCACAAAGTCACGCATCTTTATCTTTATGGAATAGACTATTCGTATAAATCTAATATTGTTATGGCAGAAGCTGGACGAGCCTGTACAGAGTTTTGGATTTCAGCGGCTGTTGCTCGTGGAATGCAAATAGAAGTTGCACAAGACTCAACTCTTTTAGATACAAATGTTCCAGAGGAGGAAAAGCTTTACGGCTATCATAGATTAGATGACCCGCTCGTTATGTCTGTTAAAGATGGTGCCTTAACGGTAACTAAAAAGTCAGAAACGACGCCACCAGAGCCTGTTGATAAGCCTGTTTTGTATGGTAGGCATGACAAAGTGGTTTCTTTGAAGGAGGCGGTAAATGTTTGATATAGATGTTTCTCTTTCTGTAGGCGAAGTCGATGTAATAACAACGGATAATAGGGGTCTTTCCGTTGAAGAAGCTGCTCAAAGGGCGGTAGATAAGATCCTTTATGTGGCTAAAGACGCTCCAGAGCCCCTTCGAGAGCAAGCAATGGCTTTTAAAGACACCCTTCATGGGGTTATAGTTT